GGATGTCATGACATGACTTTCAGTTTCATAATCATCACTCGCTAGCGATAAATTCAATTGAGATCGTGAGGTTCCACTGGAAAGATCGTGCTTCCCCATCTTGAAAACACTTCTTACACCATCCCTACCAGAACCACCTTCACGGGCCAATTGGATTACGTTATTAAAATCAGAAATACCAACAATCGCACTTGTATTGGATACTACTAAGGGTGTATCAAGATGACTCGTGGTTCCTCTATTAGCGACTTGGTCATTGATAAACACGGTTCCACCATTTGTGTGTAAAAGACCAACAGGTGATGCGGTACCAACACCAACATTACTCGATTCTAATATGGTTAACTTTGGTGTTCCCATTGTACCGGTCGTACTCGCGTAAAAGCTAAGACCTTTACCACTTCCCACACGATTTTCAATTCTCGTTTGATTACCGTTAATATCCGTAAAAGCTTTTAAATAGTTTGTATCACTACCTATTATAGCTGCATTACTTCCGTTAAGTTTTAGATTTCCACCAAGAGTTAAAAGTTCACTCGGTTCAGTATTGGATAAACCCACCTTACCGTCAGAAGCTACCCGCATTCTTTCCGTATTTCGAGTCTTGAATACGATGGTTTGACTATTCGCAGATGTTTTGGCACCCTTGATTTCAATCGCACTTATATTTGACGTCTGTGGACCACATCGTAAACTGACAGTATTCGCGGTTGAGTCTTCACCCGAGATGTCACCATGAATAATAACATTCGCCGCAGACGAAATACCGGATTCACCCTCAACTTCGATGAAATCCTGAACCAAAATTGATTGTGTGATGAGACGACCCGTCGCTGTATTACCGAGCACCGTGACAAGGTTAGCAGAATCTGCGTTAATAAATATTTTATCACCGATCGACAACATATTTGTAGAATTGGTATTCGCTATACCCGACGGGGTCGCACCAGTCGTTTGAATAGCGTGTGATTGAATCTTTGACGCTACTACCATAGGTATAGCTGCATCGGCATCAAGAGTAATCAGGCTACCCACCGTCAGCCCGTCATCACCAATTCTCAAACCCTCGAAGAAACCATATCCATTCGCGTGTAGAACATTAGCCGAAGATGATGCCACATCATTGATATATACATTAGAACCCACAGAAAGGGAAAATGCCGGTGAGGTGTTTGCTATACCCACGTTGTTTTGTGTATAAATGTCACCAAATACATGAAGATTCACGGTATTTGCACTATCCATGGTAAAGTTTGCATCTTCGGGAGTACCGTACGTTCTAGAAAGTTTAAACTGGTCGTCTGCGTGGGTATACCCCAAGAATACATTACCAGTATCCGGGGCACCATCTCTCATGAGTACAGCCATGTCATACGTCCCGTTGTTACCCTTACCCATTTGTATGACAGCGTTTGACACGACGAGATTGTCGACACTCGTATACGAAGGAATTTCTGTAATAGCTAAATTACCACTGATATCAACATTTCCAAATACCCGTAAAAATCCATCACGAACAACGACATTACCATTTTCAAATACGGCTACGTTGGAATCAGTACCCGCGGTAACACCCGTACCAACGGTCAATTGTTTAGTTATCGTAGAATTGGTAGACGCTGTGTTGCCATCAATTGTTAATACGTTAGAAGCTGTGGCATCAACCGAGAATTTATCATTTGTCGTCTTGAAAGTATCGGTCGCGAATACGTTCGTACTGACTACGTTACCGCGTACGGTGACAAGATTCTGAACAGTTCTGTTGACTATTAAATCATTTGTACCAATCTGAAGATCATTAATGGGGTTATCCGTACCAATACCAACCTGTATAGCGGTGAGACGATTTACATTTGTAGTGCCCGCAAATTGAGTTGTATCGGATGTAGATGTCAACTCACCGGTAATCTTCAAATTCGCCACTTGAATTTCATCTGCTGTGATTTCACCAGCATCAATACTCGCAAGTCCTGTTAAAATATCAGACTCTCTGGGTGTTGCATCTAGACTGGTTACAAAAATTTGACCAGCACGTACAAGCTTTCCCATTTATACATTAGTTGCCGAATAAAATTCCGGCCAAACCATCCTTAATCCTGAGCACATTGTAATTAACTGCATACACATAAACATCTTGATTTGATGGTCTTAATTCACCCTTTTCAACCCCACGGAGGATAAGTTTCGCGTTATCGAGACGACTAAAATTACATGAACCACTTGGGTTGTAATCAGATGCGTTGAGACAGAAATGATACACAAAATAGCGTGTGTATACACCTGTATGACTGTCTATATCAAATTCAGTTTGTCCGTAATTTGACTTGTAATAATTTTGTACTGTATGGAAATACGTTGGAGACATGTTTTCGAGGAATGAAATACCATTAATGAATAAATCTGCATTAGCGAATGAGAACCGGTCACCCGCAAAATTTGAACTCGAAGTTCCGTACCCAAAAAAGAGAGACTTAACCGGATGATTAAACGACGAAATATCAAGTGCATTGTACCCACCTGATTGCGTTGTATTATCTGTAACACTTTCGAGAGGTAATTCTATTTTTTGTGTTTGTGTCACGACAAAATCTAATGTTCGACTTATCAAGGATTCTCGTTCTTCTTTATCCAGGTACACATAGTTACCGTAAAATTCAGCTTTCTTTTCATTTGCGTTACAATTTGCGACGGCTGTTTCATCAAAATTGATTTTTATTTCAACCTGGTGATGTTGTAATGCTATCAAAGGTAAAAAGGCTTTATGATCACAGAAAAAGAAGTGTAACGGTACGAACGTCTGGTTTGATGTCGAAGCTTTATTATTGAGTTCCTGAGATTTGTTGTATGTGTCGGCTAAATAATTGGGCCATATCTCAGCGAAGTAATCATAGTGTTGAGAATCAACCTTTTGGCCACCCACGTATAAATCAAGTGTAGAATTGTGAAACAAATTAGATGCTATATTGGCATTACTCGTATCACTCGATTCAAACCAAAGTCCGTTGATAACATCTCCCAAAACGGGAATCGTAATTGAGGTGTCATTCGAGTGAACAGTTTTAATAAACTTTGGAGCTTGAGAAAAGTTTGTGTGCCTTGTAAATTTCATACGAAAGAATGAATGTCCTTCGTCACTCGTAAGATACACATCTTGAACTCCTTTAGAGACTAGTTGTATTAATGCACCCGACATTTAATAGATGGTCAGATTATAAAAACAGACACTTTCCCTGAGGGAATTCGTTCTTACTCTCTTCGACGTGATTCCCGTGGACTTTGAAACCGCCTTGACGATACACTTTCATTCGTTTGTAATACATGGCTGTAAAGACCGACCACGGATCGTGAACATCATAAATATGTGGTTCATTCTTCTTTCCCTTCGTTTCTCTCATAATTCGTCCAATACTCTGTGTAATATCCGACTTGGGACTCGCTAAAATAACAGTATCGAGTGTTGGGATGTCGAGACCTTCATGGGCCTGGCTAAAGGTTGCAAAAATAATCTTCTTCTTTGAAGATTCCTGAAGCTGGGCTTCTTTCATACCACCCATATAGAGTCCAGACGTCTTTGGAAAGCACTGGTGGAGAAATTCACAATGAAAACGACGATCACTGAGTACTAGAAGTTGACGGGTACCCACTGATGCCTTTTTTACTAATTCGACTAACATTTTGTTCCTAGTTCTATCTTCAACGAGTTCTGTGATCATGTTAGGCATCGAAATCTTTCCGTTTCGCATAGATGGTGGTGGGTTTCTATAATTTGGAGAATCAAACGTAACTGGGAATACTTCCACTTGTTCCTGATTTTTTCGTTCCACCGCGAAAAATGTAGGTCCCATGAACCAGTGAAGAACCTTTGTGAGACCATCTTTTCGTTCAGGCGTCGCTGAAAGACCGTAAATATGACGAGGACATAGTTTAAACAGGGACTGACTGAAAACCTTGGCACATATATGGTGTGCCTCGTCTACTATGACAGTTCCTATACTTTCAAAATCTGAAAATGAATACTCTTTCAGTGAGAGGGACTGAAGCATAGCGATGACAAAATCACACTCAACTTCTTTTTTATTTTGTTGTACGACGCCAATCGTAGCACCTGGACAGAACTGCTTAATACGTTCTCGCCATTGGTCCGCTAGAAACTGTTTATGTACAATAATCATGGTGCGATACCCAAGTTTAGAAGCTATGGCCAAGGATACCGTCGTTTTGCCATAGCCACACGGTAAAGAAAGGACGCCATGCCCTGCTTTAATAGCTGCTCCGAATGCCTCGTTTTGGTGTGTGGCGTCACGAAGTTGTCCTGAAAATCGGGTGGTAATTTTAGTTGGTTCTGGTCGCTTGTCATGTTTAGGTTCTCCAAGTTTAGAAGTTCCATAGAATCTGGGAACGCAGATTCCATTCTTAGCTGGTTTGAAAACTTTGAAAGGCGGTGGAGGAAATCCAAAGTCTCCATTCACGATGGGTCTTACCGTTAATTCTTTTTTAATTTCTTGGATTGGACCCGAATCTATCAGGTATCCGGTCCTAGTGAGAACTGTCATGAATTACTTAGTTAAAGGTGATAAACTTTAATTGAGTAAAATGCCTACCGTAGATATTGATGAAAATATTAAACAAGTTCAAATGAACATCGAACAGTTAACCCAAGAGGTTTTTCGTCTCCAGGGTGTACTTAACACGTTTATGAATTTTAAAAAGGGTGGTCTTAAAACCATCGATCTTCCCAATGATCCTGAGAACACTCAAGAAGTAAAAGAGCTGGAGAGTATCCAAGAAAATCCCGAGTGATTACCAACATTCCATACACCCTTGAAGTCTATTTCAACTTCAACTTCGTCACCCCTCATTAGAGACTGAATAGGACGTCCCCTCACGTCACACATCACTCTCCTATAACGGAATGGCACCTTTACTGTTAGAATATTACCATCGATCGGATTATCTATATTTTCATTCATGAGTAATCGCCATTTATTTATATGCATTCGTTCTATAATTTCCGATACTTTTGCGGGAATTATATAACGGATGTACTTTTTATCATTGAAATCAAACATGGGTTCATGAATTGTAGCTACAAACTTCATCGATTTCTGTTACGGTATACTAAAACTAAAACTATAAGTAAAACTAAAATAAGTAAGAGTACCTGGGTAAGAAGTAGAGGTTTGAGTGGTCGTCGTGTACCAAAACATCTGTTACTCAAGAGTCGTGACACTTCGACACCGGCTTCAATACTCGAGTATGGAGTTTCACGAGGAGACATCATACCACACATCGCAACTTTAGAACATTTACCAAAGAATGGAAGTTGTCCATGAAGACTGAGAACACCGGATGATTGTGAAAATGACCACTTCTTTTCTTCCAGTTCCCAATCAGCCCCCCAACCGATTCGTATATCGAGAGGTTCTGGTAAGCCGAGTTGTTTTAGGACTTCATATTTTATGACATCTGGGTCGGAACCTAACACTTCTTCGTTAAGGTCACATATGACACACGAAATTGTATTGGTACCGTATAAGACCTTGGGTTGTAAATTCCATCGAGTTTCTGTTGCAATTTGAAGATCGGTTTTTAAATCGATCGGTTCCTCATAATCTAATAATACGTTGATAGCTCCATATGTACTTCCTTGAACCTTCTTAAGTGCATCCGGTCCCCAATTATCATTCAAAAAATTCAAAGCTGGGCTATTATCAAGACACAAAAAGAGCATTCCATCATCTATAATCTTTTCGTCTGTGAATGTTGCCACGAATGCGTCTTCACCGTACTCAACATCTTTTAACTCCACACCGAATACAAAATTGGCACCGGCGTCCATGAGAGCCTGTTCCATCGCGTCACACATCACTTTACCCGATACTTTCTGTGTGTACATTTGCGAAAGTGTGGTGTGGTCTAAATTTTTTACAAACTCGTACGCTGTCATGACATCCCATGTAACCCCATCCATTATCAATGGAAAATGTTCGATATATTTTTGACCCTTTTCACTTAAAGGTCCTACAGCTTCTTTCAGAGATATACCTTTATACTTTTCTGGGTGTGTGAGTACTCGAGAAAAAAGAGAAATCAAAATTCCATAATCTTTTACACTTAAGGATTTTAAAGCAAAGTTTAAATGTTTTTTCTTTTCAACTGGTTGAAATATTTCGTTCCAGTCGATGTTCATTTCAGAAAATAATGATTGTGTGTTGATGAACGCCTTATCGAAAACGATTCTATGTGCATGAAGATCTCGTGATTCTACACTAGGTTCCCACCAAGAACCACCAGCTGATATCTTCCTATCGTATATGGTCACATCATGATCCCCTGATCTGAGTATTTCCCATGCAAGGGACATTCCTGTTGGACCAGCTCCGACGATATGAATCTTCATTCTATATTTAGCTTATAGAAAAAATCCTAAGGGTAATGTAGGATATGTTGAGTATACTCAGTCAAGCCAATATGAAGGTGCCACCTGTCAAGTTGGCGCCAAATCAAAAGGTAAAAACATGGAAATTCG